GCACCTTTAGCTCCTTTTTTTCTCATTTTCTCACCGCTGCCGGCTGCTATTCTTTTTCTTTTCTTATGTATGTTTGCATATAAACTCATGGCATGTATCCTTAAATGTCTAAATAAATCTTGTGTTATTTGGTAAGCCCTTTTTGCTTTTCATATGTTCTAAGTCCCCCAATCCCAAGCATACCGCCGAGAACGGTGAGAAGTGTGCCCATATCAAATTCCGGCAGCTCTGGTAGTTCTGCACCAGCAAACGATGCACCAAATATAATTAAATCTTTTACGATAAAGTGATAGGCAAAAGCAATCGCGCAGACCCAACCAACGGCTGGGCGCCAACCGCCCTTGAATATAGAACCGCTTGCAGCTTCTGCTTTGTTTACCTCTATCTGAGCAAGTGCTAGTTCCTGAGCATGTTTTTCAGACATCGTTGCCAACTCGTGAGCAATTCGTGCTTTCTCGTCTGCATCAGGTATAAATTTATCAAGTAATCCAGTAACTGGACCTATTAACGCTTGTAACATCATTTAACTCCATTCTTTGCCATGTAAGCACTTGTTCCCATGTATGTGCCAACAATACCAGCACCAGATATGTAAAATAAATTAGATATGTCTGCTAAAGCTTCAACACGCTCAATAGGAATTATAAACATGGCAACCGTAAATACACCCATACCGATCAGTGTGTATCTTGCCATGCGTAATTGTGCTAAATTTTTTCTAAGTTTTGTCTCTGTTTCTTTGATTTCTTTTGCTTGCTGTAGCTCTTCATTAGTAATTTCATTATCACCATCGAGGTCATATTCATCCAGTATTGATCCTTTTTGTAGTTTTTTCTGCATCAATATACCCTTACCTTGTCAGGATTAACCTGTGGAACCAACTTACAAATGCACTCATAGACTTGTTTCTGCCCCGTCTCTGTATTATACTGCTGTTCACTTAAAAACTTAGTATAATATGTACAGTCATTGACAGATTGAAAGTATATCGCACCCTGTGCTACTCCATTCATGTAACAAGCAAGCATAAAGGCTGTCACTACACCAAATCTTTGTAATAGTTAGGATCGCCGCGGACTAGTTCTACTTCTCCACCACCAGCCATCTTGATAGGCTTAACTTTATCACCATGACCTTGCTGTATTAAGAACTGCTCAAAACTCATAGTATCAGAAGCCGGACCGTCAAAAAACTCTTCTCTTAACTCTTTCTCAGTCCTTTTATCACCTTTTTTAGCCATCACTGACCTCCTTTTTGTTGTTTCATTACTTCACGCCTTTCAGCTGCGTTAATCCTTGCAGCAGTCTGCTTTTCCTGACTTGCAAGCCTCTTATCGAACTGAGCATCTCTCTGTTGTACCTTCTGTTGCTCCAGACCCAGTTTAGCTCTGTCAATCTCTGCATCGTTCTGCTCACCCTGTGCTCTGACCTGTAGCTCCTTCTCCTTGAGCTGTACCAACGGATCTGGTCCGGGAGCCGTGAGCTGTCCACTTAGTTGCTTGAGCTGTGCCATACCTTCAGCTATCAGTTGTGCAATCCTCGCTTCTAACTCTAAACTCTGCATTTCCTGCATAGGTTGACCGCCCGTAGCTGCCATCATCTCCTGCATAGCTCGCTCCTTAGCACCAATCCTTACATGCTCCATAATATGTTTCTGTAATGCCACAGCTATCTGCGGGGTTCCTGCAACAAGCGGAGTTGATCCAAAAACCATGTGAGACATAATATGCGCTTCATGTTCCTGACCCTCAAAAGCAACCAGCTGTATCTGATCTAACGCATCTATGTTCTCCTGAGCCGGGTCTTTCGGGGTAGGCTCAGGCTCAGGAGTTCTTTTCAATATTCTGTCAATATCTCTTACACCTAAAGCCTCGTACATATCCCTAAATACTTCGTACATGTTGTGCATGTCAGGTGCTGCTGTTGCGAGCTGCATCTTGGTTTGCGCTAACGAGATCCTTTGTGCCTGACTAAATATGTTAGGATTGGATACAGGTACCACATCAACCATCTCGTCAAAGTCCTGTCTTTTAATCGTACCATCTACACCCGTAATACTGTATGGATACTCGTCAGGTAAAAAATCAGCCATCACCTTAGACAGCAACTTAAACTCTAACTTCATCGCATAATGCAGTCTTTTATGAACAGCTGACATGACCCGTGAACCCTGTTCCAACATAGCAATAGTTGTACCTACCGCTGCCTGCTGATTACCATCGCCTACTTTCATATCAGTAATGGTTGCGAATCGCCGTCCTGCATCAACTACAAAGCCTAACAACGCCATCAAAGTCTGGTCTGGACCCTTGAACGGCAGCGACATTAAACTTGCTCTTATGTCCCCGCCCGGTGCATCAACGTCTCTAAACTCACCCGGCTGTAGCGGCTCGTCATCATCCCTGATCCGTAGGCCGCGAGCCTTGAAGCCAGCTGGTAGATTAGATAACGTACCTGCATCAATCAGTTGCCTCAATGCAGCAGTCGCGGTTCTTGATAAACCACCAATAGTATGTATTAATCCTAATCCGTAGAAACCAAAACCCGGTAAGAACTTATAATGCACAAAATACTGTATCTTTTTCTTGTCTTCGTCATCCTCATTATAGTTCCTGCGAATTGATAATATCTGCCCGTTATCCTGTGATATTGTCACAATATACGGTACCTTGATACCTGTTGGCTCACCGTCGTCGCCCATCTCTTCATAACCCTCTAAGTCAAGATCGACATGGCACTCAAGTAGAGTACAATCGTAATCTACGTTTGATGGGTACATACCATCAATACGCTCTAGCTCTTCTTGTACCGCGTTACTGTCTCCTTGCGCCGGTATTACAGGTATGTCCCTGTAAAAGCCCGATAATTGTCTTTTACGCAGGTCATTCAGGCTCATCTTGACTACATGTGTTATATTAGGACATGTCTCTAAGTCAGAGGTGCTGTATGGTACAATTAGGTTCTCAGCTGGTACAAACTTGCTTACAGCTCGTCCTAAGTTCTCATCATAGTAAACTTTTTTGAATGTTGACCCTGCAAGCGGCAAATAGAACAACATCTGGTCAAACTCTGGTGTGTACTCCTCCATAACAGAAGAAATATAATAGTTCATAAATTCTTTTACACGCTGTGCTTGATCTTCTTTCTCAGGTGTGCTGGATCCTAAGACCTGTGTCCTGACTGGGCCACCCGGTGGCAGCAGCTCGTTGAAGGCTTGTGCCTGAAACTGCGTGGCTGATTCAGCGAGTAAAGGGTGCGTAACACCGCTTGCTCCTCTGAAAGGCTGTGCTCGTTCTTCGTAATTAAATCCCAACAACTCCAAACCGTTAGCGAAAGCATCTTCCCACTCCTGTCTGCTTGACTTGTTTTCTTCAAACTCGCCTGTTAATTCACCAGAGATCCTGCCAAGTTCTGTGTCCGATAGCTGCTCTGCCAAGTTTTCACCAAATTCACCCTCTGGTCCACCTACGTTTGGATCAAAGTCTACAACCACGCCGCCATCATCTTCTAGCGTGACCTCTACTTCAGGTGAAGATAAATCTTCAAGACTGTCTGTAATCTCTACATCAACCTCATCTTTCATGTCCTGAATGTTTATCTGTGATGGTATCTTGTCCATCAAACTTGCTATTGGTTCTCTTGCCATTTAGATCTCCTTTCAGGAACTATACCACGAATTTGATAAAAGGTTCAATACCTTGTGGTTTTCTGGTCATATTGACTGCTCTGTCTTTCATGCTAACGACGCCGCCTTCTTCCATCATAAAGTCCGCGTGGTCAAACTTTTTTGGATCTTTAACAGCTGCTGGACTTTGAAGAACCTTAGTGCTGCCTTTTGGTCTGTCTAACAACATTACGTATGATAGTTCTTTTACATCTTCAAAATCATTTACATAAGGAATATGTGTGAAACCTTTTTCAGCTAACTCTCTTGAAAGTTTTCTCATGGCTTGTCTTATATCATCATCTGAAACATTTGGGTTTTCAAAATACAAATCGTCTCTAGTAA